AGAGTGGTGTCTTAAAACATAAAAGTAAGTCGTTCTTTGAACGTGGACGCTTCATGGCTAGCGAATTGCGAGCCATTCAATCAAGGGCGCTCCAGAAGTACGACTGTCATTTTGAATCGATTGTGGTCGAGAAGAACTCGGTCATGGGGCCTAATCAACAATCCATGATTAGCATCGGAATTGTAACGGGCATCATCCTTGGACGGCTAGTCGCTGACAATGTTTATTTTGTGAATGTATCGACTTGGCGCAAATATTGGAAGTTCAGCTATAAAGACCGTAGCAAGAAATCTATGAAGCTGCAGGCCGTTGCTAAGGTTTCGGATGAATTCAACCTGAACGTCAAAGACGACGAGGCTGATGCCATTCTGATTGGTTCGTATTTCGTAAACCATGGCCACGAATTTGGAGGCCTGGAAAGCCATAAGATAAGTTGAGAGGTAGAAATATGAGTTATACTGTAACATTATTTTTTGACAACATGGTAGATGAAACTCACTTCTTTAAGAAAGAGGGAGATGCTGCTAAATGCAAGGCTCAGCTTGAGAGCAAGTATCGAGGAGAGCGATTGTATCGAGTCAAACTCGAAAAGGTGGAATGATGAGCTTAAAACAGACGTTACTCGAAGCCGTGTGATGCACGGAAGAGACGGATTAGAGCGCTGGAACGCGATTTGTTGAGGAAAAAGAATAAAGAGCTAGAAGAGAAGATAAAGGAGTTGGAAGATGAATAAACAGGAAGCGTTAAAAAGGATTGAGGCACAGAAAGAAACCATCATAAGACTTACTGGCTGGGCAGTTTATGTATATATAGAGGAGCTTATTAAAAGTCTTGACGAACCGCAGAAAGTCGTAGTTCCGCAGTTTGTGGCGGAATATATAGAATTTCAAAAGAAAAACAACTTCCATGTTTATGGAGCGATGAGAATAATTGAAGATCATTATGACAAGAGAGTCCCTGAGTGGTTTTACGAAGGCAATATCGAAAAATTCTGTCTTGCTTGGATTTTAGGCTACGAGGTCGAGAAAGAGAAGCGGTATTTGGTGAAAGTGAAAGGTGTTAATGGATATGGTTGCTATCTTAATAAAGGTTTATTATCCAAAGAATATTTTTTTGAATCAAAAAACGAAATCGGTGGGTGCAGAACCAAGCACACTCGTAAACAATTAGAAGATGACGACTTCGGCTGGGTATTTGATTGTGAGGGGATTGAGATTGAGGAGGTGGAGTGATGAGAGTGTTCATGGAGTTCGTTGACGACGAAGAAAAGCTTGCAGTGGAGAGACTCAATGAATATATTGAAAAAGCTCAAATAGCAACAAGTGGCAAGGCGAAAATAAACATTATAGGTTACCAAGTTGCACGTTACGAACAAATAAACAAAGAAAGAACTTACATTCTTATCGAGGAGGTCATAGAATGAAACGATTCATAGCAATCTGGATCTTACTATCTGCTGGATTGAATATCTGGCAGATGGATAAAATCCGGAATCTGGAAGAAAAGAAGCCGATGCTCATCTACAAGGCAGATAATCAAGGCGCAGAGATTATGGGGAAGGTCGTAGAAAAAGGACGGCATGGCAAGCTGTATACAGTGACTATCAGAGATTATGGAATTTTCGTAGTTACGAAGGAGCAGTGGGATAAGGTGAAAGTAGGGGATGACGTGAGATTATGAGGCCTAAATTTAGAGCGTGGGATAAGCACGGACACAAGATGTTTGCTAATGACGAATTGATTATCTGGAATGGCAATGTCTATGCGAATGATAGCAAAAAGCTTACCTGTAACAATTTAAAAGGATGGTCGATTGATGATGAATATCTAATGCTATCAACAGGTATTAAAGATAAAGTAGGAAATGAGATATTTGAAGGAGATATTTTAATTACAAATGCTCATGCAAGTATTGTATCTTTCGGGGAATATACATATTTTGAAGATGTCGATACAGAGGTCACAGAGGTTGGATTCTATTTATCATATCTCAATGTATCACCTGCAACTTACTCACCTTTCGAAAAATTCTTTTGGGAGAAATGTCAAGTTATAGGAAATATTCATGAAAATGAATTGGATTTGATTATGTACGAGTCTTGGAAATTCAATAAGGAGATGGAAGATGAGACCTAAAAAATATCCATATTCAGGAAAAAGAAAAAGGCAAGAAAAGGCTTCTGATGTAAAAATACCTGCTTTAGTTGTCTTTCCTAACGTTTCTTTTAGAAAAGAATTGCTCAAACATGTCTACACGGTTACTAGATATCATGACGGCTGTACAATCATTTATTTCAGAATCCCAAAAATTTTTGGAGCATACGAGGAGCAAAAAGCTAAAGTAAATCTTAGTTATGAGGAAACTCTCAAGATACTCAATAACCTCTAAAATAAAAAAAGCCAAGACACTCTCCGTCTCAGCTAATAGTTATCGCATAGACTATTATACCACAAAGGAGATAGAGAGTGAACAAGGCTAAAGAGCTATTGAGCGAACTACAAAATCTTGACATGGATATCCAGAGTCGTATTGACGAAATCAACGAGCTTGAGGCTGGTTTGCTTTCAAGTCCGAAGTGGACCGAGGTTAAAGTTAAGAGCAGTCAGACGAAGAAGGTTGATGATGTATATGTTCAGTTGATAACCATGAAGGATGAAATTGAGAAAGATACTAATGTTGTAATCAATCGCAAATTGGAACTAGGTCGCATGATTAACAAGCTAGCCAATCCAAAGCATAGAACAATTCTACGAATGACTTATATCAATAAAGGTACGGCTGATAGTATTTGTTATGACTTGAAAATGAGCCGTACAACCTATTACAGATTGAAGAATGAGGCAATTTTAGCCTTAGAAGAAGTTATCTGATGTCATAAGTTCAAAATGGGACTATTTGGGACGGCACGGTTCTAAAAATCTGTTAGAATGGTAGTATCAAGAAATAAAGCAAAGGCACCTTAGGCAACCGCCTAGAAAAGCTTCTGAAAAACTGCTGGCTTGGGTTACCAGTGGCGATAGAGTAGGATGTTTTAATATCGCAAAAAAGACTACAAAAAATAAAAAATAAATGTTCTTTCTAATTAACACCGCAAGTCTGTAGTCTACTTGCAGTTGGAACGTAGCTCAGTTGGTGGAGCGATATGACTATAAAGGGTCTGAAACGTAGGCAGGTTCGAGTCCTGTCGTTCCAATTGTATCTCTGTGAGTAGCTATCACAATAGGGGTACAGGGCGGTAATTAGATTTAGGCTGATTAACCTGTAGGACAGAGATAAAGTAGCGCTATATAAGGCTCTGGTGGGGGAGGCACCCACTTACCGCATACAGTCACTCTTTGAGTGGCTTTTTTGATTTTTCGAATGGAGGTGATGGAAAATGGGATGACTGAAAAACAAAAGATTTTTGCCGATGAGTACATCATCTGCTTAAATGCAACGCAGGCTTATAAAAAAGCCTATCCAAATATCAAAAAGGATGAGGTGGCTCGAGCAAATGGAAGTCGATTGCTAGCAAATGCTAATGTCAAGGCTTATATAGACGAACGACTGGAAAAATTGAAATCCGAGCGTGTAGCAGACCAGCAAGAAGTGCTCGAATTTTTGACTTCCGTGATGCGTGGTGAGGTCACAGAGCCTTTGCTTGTTTTAGATGGTGAAGGCACTCAACGGGTGGTCATGGCAATGCCTAGTGTCTCTACTCGAAAAAGTGCAGCAGTAGACCTTGGTAAGCGTTTTGGCCTGTTTGTAGACAAGCAAGAAATCACTCAACGAACAATCGAAATCAAGGTAGGTGATTGGGATGCTGACGAAGACTAGGCCGAAAATCAATATTGTCATTCAATATCCTAGCCGAGTATTTAACAAGCATATCTATGACAAGCTTAGCGATTACTCAACTTTTACTGAAGTTCACTACGGCGGGGCTTCATCAGGAAAAAGTCACGGTGTAATTCAGAAGGTAGTATACAAGGCTTGTCAAGATTGGAAGTACCCTCGTAAAATTCTCTTTTTGAGAAAGGTCGGATCTACAGTTCACGATTCAATCTTTGAGGATGTGAAACAGTGCTTAGATTCCTGGAGCTTACTTGATAAGTGCAAGGTCAACAATTCGGCTTATCGGATTGAGTTGCCCAACGGGGCACAGTTTATTTTCAAGGGGCTGGATAACCCTGAGAAAATCAAGTCAATCAAGGGTGTGTCTGATGTCGTTATGGAAGAAGCCTCTGAGTTCACATTAGATGATTACACGCAGTTGACTTTGCGTTTAAGGGATAAGAAACACTTAAATAAGCAAATCTTCCTGATGTTCAACCCGGTATCGAAAGTAAACTGGACCTACAACGCTTTTTTTATTAAGAAGCCAAAAAATACAGTTGTTTATCACACATCCTACAAAGATAATCGTTTTTTAGACAAGGTCACAATTGAGAATATCGAGGAACTGGCTAACAGAAACGAAGCGTACTACAAGATTTACGCTCTGGGTGAGTTCGCAACTCTGGACAAGCTAGTCTTTCCGAAATACGAGAAGCGGTTACTAAATAAAAGCGAATGGGAGCATTTGCCCGCTTATTTTGGCCTTGACTACGGTTTTATCAACGACCCGTCAGCTTTGCTTCATGTAAGGATAGACGATGTCAACAAGCGATTATACGTCGTCGAGGAATTTGTAAGAAAAGGTTTAACAAATGACAAGATTGCAGAAAGTATCAAGGCCCTTGGGTATGCAAAAGAGCAAATTAGAGCAGACTCGGCTGAAAAGAAATCGAACCAAGAATTGCGAAATCTTGGAATCCCTCGGGTTATTGATGTGCAGAAAGGTCCTGGATCGGTTATGCAAGGGATTCAGTATCTCTTACAGTACGACTGGGTAGTTGATGAACGATGCGTGAAGCTGATTGAAGAACTGGAAAATTACACTTGGAAGAAGGACAAGAAGACAAATGAGTACATCAACGAGCCGGTTGATAGTTACAACCACTGCATCGATGCGATCAGGTACGCTTTGCAAGATAGGATCTTCCAAGCCAAAAAAGAAGTCAATGTAGACAAAGCAATCAGCAAAATCAATAAAATGTTCAGGAGGTAGAAAGTGGATAAAGTAAACGAATTCGAGCATGGAATAGATACTGCTACTAAAACAAGATCGGACAGCTTGCGTTTTGACAGCTTGTCAAATGAGCAGTTTAGGCATGTCTCAAGCGATGAGCTCTTGACAACAAAAAAAGGCAAAAAGGCGTTTCGGGATATGATCGAAACGTTTTTTAGTCTTCAAAGAAAAAGGCTGCGAGTGCTGGCTTCGTATGCGCAGGGTGATAATTATAGTATCTTAGCCGGTAGCAGACGGTTAGACAAAGAAAAAGCGGACTACCGCGTTCGGCACAAATGGGGTGGCTATATCTCAAGCTTCGCGACAAGCTATGTCATCGGGAATCCCGTCACGGTCGGGATTTTAGAAGGCGCAGAAGAGGAGCAATTGAAAGTTATCGAAGAAATCGAGTGGCAAAACGACATCAATTCTCTGAATAGCGACCTTGCGTTTGACGCTTCTGTCTATGGTCGAGCCTTTGAATATCATTTCAGGGATAAAGATAATGTGGACAGGGTTGTTTTGATCAGCCCGCTCGAAATGTTTGTTATTCGTGATCTGACGGTCGAGCAGAACATTATCGCAGCGGTGCATCTGCCTATTTTTGCAGATAAGGTCTCTGCTACTGTCTACACAAAAGACCGAATCATTTCTTATAAGCCGTTTTCGGTCAATTCGATCAATTTGATTGTCGAATACGAGAAGAAACACGAATACAAAGATGTGCCGGTCGTTGAATGGTGGAACAATCGTTTTAGAATGGGCGACTATGAGAGCGAAATCTCTTTAATTGATGCATACGACGCAGGCCAATCTGATACTGCGAATTACATGAGCGACCTGAATGATGCTTTGCTTTTGATTAAAGGTGACTTAGAAGCCATCGGAATGAGTGCTGAGAACGCTGCGAAGATGAAAGAAGCTAACATGATGCTGCTTCAAACAGGAGTAAGCGCAAACGGACAACAAACAAGCGCAGATGCTGGATATATTTACAAGCAATACGACGTGCAGGGAACAGAGGCTTACAAAAACCGCTTGGCTAACGATATTCACAGGTTTAGTCGCATTCCGAATCTTGAAGATGATCGTTTTAATTCAACGCAATCAGGGATTGCTTTACTTTATAAGATGATCGGTCTTGAGCAAGTCCGGAAAGACAAGGAAGCTTATTTTACTAAGGCTTTGCGTCGCAGATACGAGCTCATCAGCAACATTCACAAGGCAATCAACAAGCCTGCAATCGAAGCAAACAAGTTGACTTTCACATTTCACCCTAACATTCCACAGGATGTCTGGACGGAAATTAAGGCGTATATCGAAGCGGGCGGAAATCTTTCACAAGAAACTCTAATGAATAGTGCTAGCTTCACCGATTACAAGACTGAGCAAGCCCGCATTTTGAAAGAAAATGGAGCTAGCGACAGTGAAATCGGCCAGATTTTAGGTGGTTCAGATGACAAGCAAGCAAACGGCTAAGAATCAGCGTTATAATGCCGAACGCAAAGCACAAGCAGCGTTGATGAAAAGAGATGTTGATAGAGATGCGATTCTTACTCAGCTTTATCAAGAGTCTTTTAATAGGTTGCAAGCAGAAATAGATCGTTTTTACATATCCTACGCTGGCAAAGAAGGCTTGACCAAGCAAGAAGCTATGAAAAAAGCATCTGAATTTGACGTCACAAAATTTGTAGAGAAGGCTAAAAAAGCAGTCAAGGAAAAAGATTTTAGTCCAGGAACAAATTCATGGTTAAGAATCTATAATCTGAAGATGAAAGTCAGCAGATTGGAACTTTTGAAAGCGGAACTTGCCCTTGAAATTCAAAATCTTACCTCTGAAGTGAATGAGGTCTTTGATAAGGCACGCAGAGAGGAGTATTTAGCCGAATACAAGCGTCAAGCAGGAATCTTGGGGATTTCATCCAAAGGAGCAAACAAACGCATACAGAGTGTTTTAGGCGCCGATTTCTACGGACAGAATTTTTCAAGCAGAGTGTGGGGATCTACAGGTCTACAAGCAACTTTGCAGAGGGATGTCTTTGCTTCTCTCAATCGTGTGTATACGGACATGATGGGCTATAAGCAAGAAATAAACCGGCTTTCAAAAAAATATGGGACAAGTAAAGAAAATGCTAAACGCTTGTTAAAGACTGAGATTGCAAGAATAAACGCTGACACACAACATGCTATGCTGAAAGCCAACGGTTTTACTCACATGATTTTTGTGGCCGAGCCTGGAGCTTGTGATATTTGTGGACCTCTTGATAAAAAGGCGATTCCTATCGATGAAGTGGAAAAGGGAGTGAATATGTTCCCGATGCATCCGAATTGTCGGTGTTCTGCCTATGGTCATATCAAGATGGATTACAAGGCAGGTGGAAGTACACTGGACCGTGAAGCTCCGAACGGTGTTTGGGGCGAGGATGATAAAACTGAATCACCTTTAAAGCGAGTTTCGGGAGTTAGAAGATATATCCAACATCACGCATATAATTCAGTTAAGAACGAATGGTTAACTAGGGCTGATCCATCAAAATCAAAAGTTAGTGATCAATTATTTTGGGAACATAACGGGACTAGGTATGAAGTGGATAATAAAAATGTTATTTTCAAACCAACTCGAAGAGAAAAGGAAATCGGAAAGTTGTTGGCAGACACACTCGGAAGTCATGTGGTCCACGTCCCTGAAGTTCACAATCCTAATTTTGTAAAAACTCCAGATTATCTAATCGATGGAATTCGCTGGGATCTGAAAGAAATTGAAAAAACAGGTAAGAATAATATTGATAACGCTATAGCTGGTAAAAAAGAACAAGCAAGGTCATTTATTATCGACGTTAGCAAAACGCTCATGGACATTGATGAGGCGTACTCTAAAATTGATAGAATTTACTTTAACAGGTACAGAGATTGGGTCGAAAATATTATTTTGGTAAAAGACGATAAAATAATTGATATTTTTAAAAGAAAATAAAAAAGAGAGCACACACCCCCCACAGCCGAAGCCTTTAATGTAGGAGGTAGTAACTCTC